TAAAGAACGCCGTGATCGACACCAGTCTCGAAGAGCTTTTCTCCAGTGGCGTCCCAAACGATTTGTGCCATTATATATCTCCTTAGAAATACGTTCGATAAACGTTATGGTTGAGTCCGTCCGCGGCGTAAAAACGATCATATGTCGTCATAGGCATAGTCGCCAGCCGAGAAGGAACTTCACTATCGGGGGTGCGATCGATATGGGTGATTGAGTATCGATTAGTGATGGAATAGGGAGCATTGTCTCCGAATTCCGTATCCATGTTATCTCGAATATAGACGATCGCAGGATAATTCATTTGGACTCGGTCTGAGGGTTGGAAATATACATTTCTACTCCCCAGAATGGTCTCTAGTCGTTCTTGAAGTTCAAGGCGTTGGCCCATGGTATTCCTCCCCGACTGAGATGAAGAGTCGGGGGCGCTGGTCTTCCACTCGAGTGATAGTCCAATTCGCCCCCGACCAATTGATATATCGAATGGCATTCAAATTCTCAAACGCATACGCATCGGCCAGAACGCTAAAGTTGTTACCGATTCGAGTGTTCGGCAATACCGTATCGGCATAATCGGCTCGAATAGAGTCTCGAATCACATCGCCGTAATACTCTCGCTCGATAACCGCTTCTTCATAAATACCCGGTCGAACCTCGATACTCGAGAAGACGTAACCAACTTTTCCGAAAAATCGTGCCATTTTGACGACCTATCAATTTATTCTTGTTTTAGATCGGTACGACTATCGATACGACTCATCGTACCGATCGGTCATTCCCCCGATGCCGGAGCGGTGTAGGTGAAGTTCCAGTTGGTGGTAGCACCCTCCGTGAACTGGTAACCAACGGCCGGGCTAGCTTCGACGTCGGTGTTTCGATCAATCACGACGTCACCGGTAACGGGGTTGCCGTCGATCGAGTAGATGACACCCTCAACGGTCGGGATCGTGATGGTGTTGGTACCACCGTCGAACGACGGAGCGGTCGGCGTTGCCTCCTCACCAGCAGCACGACGGATCACGAGAGCCGACTTCGGCTTCACGAGAGCACCCGACATGCGGGTCTCCGTCAGGTACTTGTGCTGGTTGAAGTCGATATCGAAGTCCTCGAACGACGTCAGCTTACCACCCTGGTCGGTACCAACGGTGTAGTCCGTGAGGTTCACGATGATGCCAACGACACCCTCGTACTCCTCCATGGGCTCAACCGTAACGATCTCCTTGACCAGGAGGTTCGAAGCGACCTCTGCCTGGTTCGCGTAGAGACGACGACCCAGCTGGTCCTTACGGAGCAGAAGGTTGGTCAGCTCGTCACGAGTCGTGAAGAACGTGGGCGAACCCGAACCCTTGTAATCCTTCTGAGCACGGATGAGAGCCTCTTCAGCCTCCTCAGTCGTCGCGTCATCGGCCAGGGTGACCTGGTGAGCGTAGAAGGGGTTGTCGTTCAGGATCGGACGAATCTTGTCCTCGTTGATCTTGTCCTCGTGGTCGAACGCACGACCGTCACCCAGGAGGATTGCGCGAGCGATTTCCTCGTTGAGCATGGTGAGCATCTCGGTCTTGAGCCACGCGACTACGTTCAGCTCGGTGGCGTCGATGACGTCATCACGGTCGAGCTTCTGCTTCTTGTAGATCGTGGTGGGGAGGGTCTCTCGCTTCAGAAGGCGAACGATCTCTTCCTTCTTCAGGTTACCCTTAACGTAACCCTTGGCACGTGCCTCTTCTGCGGTGATGTCTGCGACGAGAGTCTTGATACGAGCGAACGGCGAGTGCTTGGTGCCCGAGATGACCTTCTGCACCCACTCCATGTTGCGCGAGAGAACCTCGGGCGAGTTGCCGACAACCTTGGCGTCGGGGAAGAGGAGCTCGATCTGGTCGATACCATACTCGGCTGCGTGCTTCAGAACCGAAGCCTTCAGCGTCATACCAGGAGCCTTGGCGTCCCGGAGGAGGGTCTCGATCTGCGAGTGCGACAGGGTGGAAGTGGTAGCCATGTTGTTGGTGTCCTTACTGTTAGCTGCCTGGTCAAACACGTTGTGTGCCATTTCAGAATCCTTTTTCTTTACCGAAGGGTTAGTGTCATCGGAGTCATCATCCGACTTGTCTGCGTCATCCTTTTCGGAATCGGCGGGCTCCTCGGACTCATCCGAATCATCGGCGTCCTCGGCGTCGTCAGCATTACCCGAAGCAGCTTCGAGAGCCTGACCGACAAGGAAATCGACAACGTCGCGCTGGTCCTGATTCATCGTGTTGAGAACTTCCTCAACCGTGACGTCATCGCCTTCGCTTGCGTCGTCCCCACCCTCTGCGGGAGCTTCGGGATCGGCCGGAGCCTCATCCTTCTTCTCATCCTCTTCGGCGTGGGTCAGAGTGAGACCCGTGGTAATCACGGCCTCGTCGTCGTATTCGTGAATGTCATCGCCGTGCTTGATCGAAACGTTCTCGATCTTGGCCCCGGGATTGGCGCCTGCCAGAACAAGCGAGACCTCACGAATAACGCCATGAATGACATTATTCTCTCGCTGCTGAAGCTGGTTGGCGTACACCGAAAGCGAATCGTAGTCACCATGCTCCAGAGAAGCCTTGGCCGATTGAGCCTTCGGGGTATCGTTGAAATATCCGTAGACGAACGTACCGTCTGCGCGATCCTCAACCACCGCGTGGCCGAGAACGTTCTCAACGTCGTCATGCATGTGATTCCACATAAGCGGAACCTTCTGGCCGTCGTTGCCCTTAAAAGCGTGAGCCAGAATGGTACGCCCGTCAGAACACAGCAGACCAGCCTTGCTAGCGTAACCGCTGAAATCTGGTTTCATTTTGAAACATCCTTAGCTGTTGGTTATTGATCGTATAGATCCGACTTTTGTCTCCAGGAGACCGGGTTGGTTAGTATCGTCGACGATCTCGGCATCTTCAATATTCGTAGGACCTGAGCCTCGCAGATGCTGAGGAATATTACTATTCATCAACTTATCGGCGATCGGATCGTTGGACTTACGCCAACCCAGCGCATCAGTCCTGATCTCATTAGCAGAAGCGATCTCGTTTCGAGTGAACTTGTCCGCAATCTCAGCAATCTGAGAAATCGGAACCAATTCAAACGGATCACGATAGAACTCAATAGCCTGGCCTTGAGTTCGAGCGGTCTTACTCAGGAACGTTCGAGTCATCGCCTTAGTGATCGAAATCAGATAAGGCTTCACCGTACGAGTAAAGTAGTTAATCATAACTTCCTCACTCGCAGTTCCGTTGAAGATCTCGGGGGGCATACCGAGCTGGCTATACACCTGCTGGGTAAGATACTCAACCTGCGCCATCAGGTTATTCTCCGATGGACGGTTTAGCTGAGTAATTCGTTCGGTACCATCCGTATAGGCGATACCATACTTCGAATCCTTCAGTTGGTCCTGGATGTCTTTTCGACGCTTTTCTGCTTCCTTCCTACGAGCATCAGTCTTGATGACGTAGGGAAGCTGCATGATAATGTCAAGCTTACCAGAACTCGACTGCTCGTCGACCGAATCCAGAAGATCCAACTTTCGGAGAAGTCGCTGAAGGAATGAGTTGGAATCATTCATCACCGCATACAAGGGGTTCTCAACGACAGCAACAAAGGACTTCGGAAGAATCAGGTCTTCTCGGTTTCCAGTCTTGTCGTTGTAGACACTCACCTTTACATGCTGCGGATAGAAGTCTACCACCCATCCAATTCGAAGTGACGAAATGTCAAATCCACCACTCTTCAGGGGGTTGACGCTAGTCTCAACAGGGACGATCGCAATGACACCCCTCTCACAGAGTGTCATGACGGCGTCTTGGAAGAACGAATTAGAAATCTGGTCGATGTTGGGGGACAACGTAAGACACATATTCAACGCCGACTTCATTTCCTCAAGGAAACGTCCATCTTCGTCATTACGAACATGCTTAATGCCTACAGAAGCAACGTCAAGTCCGATCCGATTATAAATCGGAACGATGATGTTGTTCTTGGATGGCATGGTATGAAATCCACTGTACGGACGGTGTCCAAAAGACGCGGTAGTACCAAACGTCATCGGCTCCATCTGTTCAATTTCTTTCTTGCCATTCACCATGATGTCCCAGCTGTGCTTCAGCCGGTCTTTCCATGTATCGCTCATTCTCACCTCCTAACAAAAATACTTTCATTTTGACGAGTGATGAATCAATCAAAAGCTTCGGGAGTTCGCTTGAAAGCGATGTACGCATCCATGGTGGACGCCACATTATCAATCTTCGCTTCATGCCGTTCTTTTGAAAGTTTAAGGTTGCCGTTGGTGTCTTGCTGAGCAATCGCGTTACCCATAGCAAACATCATGATCTGCTCATCGAAGATGAGTTCTCGGCGTTCGACGATCTTCTTCAGTTCACCCAGAGGGACGGATTCCGTCTTGGATCCCTGGATGACTTTCTCGATTCCGTAAGGTCCGTTTTCCTTCTCCCAACGTTCAACGAAGTTCTTAGCGTTATAAGGGTCATACCCAAACGTTCGAACATCGAATTCGTTGTCGAGAATGAACTGATCAACCTCTTCATAGACTTCGTCCATGTTGAGAACCGTACCGTCAAGCACTCGGAGAGTTCCCTCATCCAGGAATTCCTGATACTTCTCACGCATTGCTGCGGGAAGCTTCTTCATAGTGTGTTCACTAATGAAGCTGAGGTTCTTGACACCGTAAGCATCTCGACCCACAGGAAAGAGGAAGCTGAATGCACAGAAGTCATCACCCTGCGACAAGTCAGCGCCCATAGAGCACGGCATTCCGTAGAAGTTCTGACTCCGATGGGGAATCGTCTCTTCGTACGTGAAGAAGAACGTATAACCTTCCATGGGAATTCCGAAACGCTT